AGTGGAATACCGAACCTTAAATTATTTATATCTCTTAAAAGAGGATCAAAAATAGCTCTTGTATATCTAGCAGATTGTGGATTATTTATTAACACTCTTTCACTTTGTGGAGTATCTAACTCCTTAACTGCTATATCATCACTTCTAATAGGTCCTATTGTTTTTGGTATCCCTAAACTTTTATTAAGATTTTCTTGTAGGTCATAAAATCCACCTTTACCACCACGATCTATAACATTGTCAAAATCTAAAAATCTTGGTCTACCATCAGACTGTGAAACATTTCTTAAATAAAAAGCAATGTCATCAGTCGTAACTGTATCTACTTTTGTTCCTTTTGGAGTTTTTATAAGTTCTGGAAAAACTTCTGTAAATTTTTGTGATTTACCACCATCAATTGATACTGTCATTTTATCTACAGGTAATACATTGAATTCTTTCCCTTTAGCGTCAATTGTAACAACTTGAGGATTTAACCTTTTTGTTGTAATTAGTTCTGCTATTTCACCTGCTACACCTTCATTATTTTCAGTAT